TCGATGCCATGGTTGCGCGTGGCATGATTAACGCCATTTATACGCCATTTGAAGCCCCCATTGAGAAGCGCCCAGGGCGACATGAGGTAGGGTATGTCATGCCGAAATCGTACAAAAAAGAGTCGAATGGTGATTGAGGGTGCTTGTACCGCTAAACCCATAATTTGCTCAAAAAGTGAGCAAAATTAGCAGTACTGCGGTACTGGTACTCCTTAAGGATACATACCCTGTACCGCTAACCTTGGGGGGTTAGCAGTACATATACAGATATCGATTGTACCGCTATGTACCGCTAGTACCGCTGTACCGCTAATCTAGAGTTTTAGGCTCGTTTGGCTCAATATCAGTGACGTCCAATAACCTAGCCTCAGCTTGCTCCAAAGCTTGCACAATGGATATCTGAGTATGGGTTACGCTCACATCGATTTTGTCGCCCCATTGTTTAGGGCGAAGCTTTGCTGCACTCCATTTGCGTGCATCGATCCTGAGCCTCTGACGATTCACCCAGGCATTGATCAATGCGGGATCTAGATCGGCTGGTGGCATCTCATCCGATAGATCGACTAGCTCATCCGCTAGGTAGTCGCCACGCTCTGCTGTTGCTTCCCTGTACTTACTTTGCAATTCGGGATTGTTGCGAAGTTGATACATGGCCGTGGCATAGGACATATTGGCTTCTTTGGTAGCAGACATTAAGCTTTTGCCCTCTGTGATGCGCTCTAACATCTTTGGCCACACTTCCCTTATGGTATAGGCGATATTGTGGGAACCTAGTCGCCTAAGCTTTCCATCGTAGCTGTGTTGATCTTGCGCTGTCTTTGCTTTTTGCATCGATTACCTCACAAAGTGATTAATATTTTAATTCAAAGCTTTAGGGGCGATTTTAATAGAAATACACGTTTATATACTATGGTCATAAAAAAACCCGCCTAAGCGGGTTCTGATGCGTTTTGGAGGTGTTATAAATCAAATACTAGTATTGCGAGTATGACTAGTGCCGCGGCAACAAGTGAAATGGTCATTTCACACCCCTATTTCTTAAAACAACGTAATGCAATAAGATATGAACACGGCTCATATAAATCGTTGGTTTTGCTGCACTACGTTGGATTAGTGCCGTTGGGTAAGTTTTTAACAAGTCTAAATATTCGCGTTTGGTGATCATGATGGTTCTCACAGGTAGAGTGAAAGAATAAACGCGATGGCCATTAAAGCTAGCGCGAGTGAGTCAATTAGTATTGCTTTCATGGTTTATTGCTCCAATATGGTTTTTAATATCCGGATAACTTTATCCGCGTCAAACGCGCTGGCGTCTGGATCCTCTAATAACTCTAGCGCTTTCTCGCACCCAAAGCGCAAAGCGCCGTATTCGGCAAGTAAGGTAAGCATTTGATCTGACATAATATTGCTCCAAGTAATGGCCACTTGCGTGGCCGTGGGGTTTATGCTGCAAGCTTGATCGGGATAATTTTACGAAGGGTATCAACTACAAAAGGGCCTGTATCCTTTTTGGCTTGGCCTTTGGCATACAAAGCCACAATGCGGTTTTTTGGCTCAACATGGCGGATGTCGCTATTGTCGCCAGGTATAACGCGCAAACCCAAAAAGCTTTTGGGGATATCTGCTACCGTGCGGAAAACTACAGCGATGCGCATTTTGTTAGCAATGGCTTGCTGTACATACTTTTGGTATGCCAGCGCGCCACTATAGGAAAATGTCAGATCGTAATTGCTTGGCACGTTTTTACGGTTTGCAAGCTTTGTGTAATCGTAAAACTGTACTTGGGGAAATAGGGCAAAAATACTAGTGTATGTAATCCCTTTATATGTAACCGGTATGCTTTCCCAACGGATGTCAGAAGTGCCATTCAATCGCACGACTGGTGTTAAATCCTGACGCATGGCCTGACGGATTAAAGCAAACACGCTATCAATTAGCTCGGCCATAAACGATTCACGATCGTTAAAAAACCAGTCTGTTTTAGATAAGCGAGCAATTTGTACGCTAGTGAATGCACCACGGCCGGCACTAAACAAGCATGGCTCCTCGCATTCTGCAAGCTTGGCCATAGGGCAAACCTGTTGGCCTGAAAGATCGCTAGGTGTTAGATACAGTATGCCGGTAAGAAAACCAAGCTTGAGGCCTTTCACTGTTTTAGCGTCTGAGCTAATTGATAACATGTCGTGCTCCAGGTGTGATAAATCAAGTTAGGGAAACACCACAATAACACACTTTTCAGCACAATGCTCTCAAATGCTCACAATAAATAAATATATCAATGTTGCATTGCACAATGCTCAAGCTGTGAATGTTGCAGCGCACAATGCTTTGTTGCATTGCACAATGTTGCATTGCAATATGTTGCAGCGCAGCACGCTGTTGTGGTGCAGTGCAGCATTATGTTGCAGCGCAGCCATTGCAGCGCAGCATAGACATGCCGCAGTGCAGCAATGTTGCAGCGCAACAGCCAGGGGGTAGGGGGGGGGGAGCCCTGCCGAGGAGCCCTAGCTAGCGGAGGGATCACCAACAAAATTTTTTTATTATTAATATTCTTCCATTACAATCAACGCTAAATTCCACGGAGTCGGCAATGCCAGTTAACGCCTTAGCGCCCCCCTCGCAAAACGCATTTAATACTATGGGGTTTATGCCGCCAAAAGAATTTGCGCTGCGACCAATGAAAGAATACGCCGACATGGCGTATGTCGAACCCCGCCAACAGCTAAACATACCCGCGCTTATTAAGAGCGGCGCTATACGGATTACTTACGGCGGCGACGGAAAAGGTGGGTACGAAAAAATAGACGACCCAGATAAATTTTCTTTAATATCAAAAGTAAACAGCGTTCAAGATAAGATGTACGACGCATGGCCTGACAAACCCGCGTCGTACGAAGCCGCCGCACAAATGATCAACAGCCCAATTGACCCTAAGACGGGGCATTTAGTTTATGACGGTAAATACAGGCAAATACTAGATAGCGCAAAGATGTTAGGTTTGCCTGATGATTTGATATACCTCAAATAATGCAAACCCCCCTCTACTCTCCTGACGAAGAGATGGCTCTAATGAGCCGCCTTTGGGCGCCTAAGATAAAGGACGATCCCCTCTCCTTTGTGTTGTTTGCATTCCCTTGGGGTCAGAAGGGTACACCGCTTGAGAACTTTGCTGGCCCACGCAAATGGCAGCGCGAAGTCCTGTCTGACCTGACTGCCCACATTAAGCAGAACAACGGCAAGGTTGACTTTGACACGTTCAGGATGGCGACAAGCTCAGGGCGGGGTATTGGCAAGTCTGCATTAGTCAGTTGGCTTACCCTATGGATGCTCTCCACACGGATTGGTTCGACCACCATCATCTCAGCTAATTCCGAGTCGCAGCTCCGCTCGGTTACTTGGGCAGAGATTACCAAGTGGCTCGCCATGTCCCTGAACAGCCATTGGTTTGAAGTGTCAGCCACCAGACTCATGCCCGCTAAGTGGATTACCGAACTGGTCGAGCGTGACTTAAAGAAAGGCACACGCTATTGGTCAGTGGAAGGCAGGCTGTGGTCAAGCGAGAACCCTGACGCGTACGCGGGGGTTCACAACTATGATGGCGTGATGGTGATCTTTGATGAAGCGTCCGGTATTGACGACGCCATTTGGGCAGTCACCGCTGGCTTCTTTACAGAGAACACGCCCAATCGCTTTTGGTTGGCGTTTTCCAACCCGCGCCGCAATACCGGCTACTTCTACGAATGCCACAACTCTAAGCGTGACTTTTGGAATACTAAGATTGTGGACGCGCGCACGGTCGAGGGTACGGACAAGGCGGTGTATCAGCAGATCATCGACGAATACGGTGCGGATTCTAGCCAAGCTGCGGTGGAAGTCTACGGTGACTTCCCGTCTGCGGGCGATGATCAGTTTATATCGTCATCGATCGTGGATGAAGCCATGCGTCGCGCAAAGCACAAAGACCTGTCCGCCCCCATTATCGTGGGCGTTGACCCAGCGCGCTTTGGGTCAGACTCGACTGTGATTGCCATCAGGCAAGGGCGTGACATTATCGGCATTAAACGGTTTAAAGGCGACGATACGATGACTGTGGTTGGTCACGTCATTGAGGCGATTGAGGAATATAAGCCCGCATTAGTGGTGATTGACGAAGGTGGCGTGGGCGGTGGGGTGGTTGACCGCTTAAAAGAGCAGCGCTATAAGATTAGAGGGGTCAATTTTGGAAATAAGTCCAAAAATCCGCTGATGTATGGTAATTTAAGGGCGCAAATGTGGGGTGATATGCGACAATGGCTTAAAACCGCGTCGATTCCTAGTGACAGAGTGCTTAAAACTGATTTAATATCACCAGTAATAAAGCCGGATTCTAAAGGTACGATTTTCTTAGAGTCCAAAAAGGATATGAAAGCGAGGGGGTTAGCATCTCCAGACGCAGCAGACGCTATCTGCGTGACATTTGCCTTCCCCGTTGCACACCGCGAATATGCAGCACCAAAGCGTCAAAATTATTCACCTAACGGTTTACAAACTTCTTGGATGGGAGCCTAACATGGCAAATTCACAAGCAATCGGTGTCGCGTATAGCGATCAAGTTATCTCTGGCGGTACCGTTGACAATTCGCCTATTGGCTTGACAACACCTAGCACAATCGAAGGCACGACTGTTTACGCAGACACAGAGCTTGGTTATGGAGCTCCGGCTCAAGGTGCGGTCACTCAGCTTACTAGCAAATCTACCGGTGTGACGCTAAACAAGTCAGCCGGTAAAATCACTATGAACGGTGCAGCACTTGCAGCGGGTACAACGGTGC